TCTAGCTGCGCCGCAGTCTCTGGCTCTAACTCTTCAATGCGATCAATAATGCGATCGACCTCTTCAGTATCACCGCGTGCTCTTGCTCTGACTAGGTCTGGGCGTAACTTGTTGACCAGCTCTCCACGCAATCTTTCGTTAGATGCCTCCAGTGAGTTTGAGTAGCTGAGGTCTCTGTTTGCTACATCCATGGCATTGTCGTATGCGTTGACGCGCTGCTCTTCTGTCATCGCCCCAAAGATGTCCTGCATCGTTGGATCTGAGATAACGCCTGTGCGAACTTCAGCAAATCGCTTGAGAGGATCTTCCATCACATACTTAGAGACTTGCGTATTAAACTGCTGAGAAACCGCATCATCAAAGGCTTTTAACTTACTGTCTAATAACGACTTATCGCTAATGTTGATGCCAGACTCGATAATCTTGTTTCTGTAGAACTCGATGTGATCTGACAGCGGAGTGACCTCCAGGCTGATCGGATCTGTAGTCGAGCCATTAGCAATCACCTTTGGGATATGCGTATTGATCGTCTCGTCGATGTCGAGAATTGCATTCATCTCTGCCTGCTTTGCTGCTTGCTTGGCAAGGAAGCTGGCGTGTGATTGAACAGCTGCGTTTCCTACGACAGATGTTGATGCTCTAAACCGACGCGACGTAGAAGGGCTGATTTCTAGTAGTGGTGCTGCATAGCCATCAATGAGGTCCGCCATCTCGACCTGGAACTGGTCGATCGACATACCCTCTGCTTCTGCACGCATTGAGAGCTGCGCGATGTCCTGACGCGCTGTCGCTTCAAAACTATTAGACACTGCCTTGATAGCCGATGACCGAGCACTACGGCCAAAGACCGTCATTGTATCGCCAGGAATGAACTCCTCAATATTCTCGCCCGAGTCAAATGCATCTTGTAGCTGCTGTGCGCTTGGAGCTTTCTCTGCGCCGTACTCTTCGCCCTCGATCTGGGCGACGACCTCTGCCTGCCGAAATGCAAAACTTGATACACGATCAAGCGCCCTGCTCAGTGTCTCAGCTGTGCGAGCCTCTTCCTGCGCCGCAACTGGTGTGATTCGACCAATTGCCTGCGTTGCGATGTTTGCTCGTTGATATCTTGGTAACGCCATGACTTAGCCTCCTGGGACCATAGACGGCATACCAAGGCTGCCTGTTGTTGGGTATAGCGTATTGTTGACGGCGCCGCCAATGCTTCCGCCGCCAGCGAACCCACCGACTTGCGTTGTTGTTGCAGATCCGATTGACGCATAGCTCATCATGCCTGAGCCGATTGTACCGATTGCTGCGATAAAGCCTTGGCGTTTCGCCTGACTTGCTGCGCGATTGTACTCACCTGCTTGCAGGATGCCGTTTGTTTCAGCAAACAATGCGTTCTCACGCGTTGCGTAGAAATCTTCTGTGCCTGCCTTCATCGCAAAACCACGCACACTCAAAGCCGACCCAGAGAATGGGTCAGTGTTACCAGCTGCTGCGCGTGCATTAATTGTGGCTGCAGTAGCTCGGATGTTTCGCAAAACCTGTACACCTTTGCGCTTGTACTCCAGGGCTTGTTGACGACCTTCCAGCTTGGCTCGCTCTGCCTGCTGACGGTATGCGCGTGCAGCTGCCTGACCTGCCTTGATCTGAGCGACGGCGCTAACCGCCGATAATGCCATTCCGATTTTTGCAATTGCCATTCTTATTGCCCCACTGAAACTTTGTAGTCCAACGCTAAGACGTTCATTTTCAAAGGAACTGTCTGCGTTAGTGTGATCTTACCTTCATTTTGGAAACCAAGTAATGGTCCAGAGCGCTTGATACCTGTAAATGGCTGTACTGCCTGGTCTAGATTACTTTCCCCAAACTGACGAAATGCAACCTGCTCACCATTGATCGTAACGGCCTGAGACTCAAAGTGTTCGCTATTGATCTCAAGGATGCGCTTTTTAAACCCGCGCAGATTACCTGATGCCAGGCGCGGCTCAACAGGCAAAGTTACAACAGTGGGGACATAGTTGAACCCAATTGTATATGACTCCTCTGCAGCGATCGTGAACGTGATTTCTCCGGAGCTGACTGTCTTGTCCGCCTCAACAATCCCGTCACGAATCACCTTAACTGTCTCGGCTTCCAAGTGACTGAGCCCAGTTGCTGTTGCTGTTGATGATCCGACGGTGACATCGACGCATGAGTCAAGGGTGACCGATGGATCAAAGATCTCTACATAGTAGACATCGCTGCCGTTGATGTTGCGCTTCACAACCGTGTAGATGTCATCCACATCTACGCCGACAGATAGGAACTCTCCATTGGTTGTCCACGATGTTGGCGCAATAACTTCCTGTGAGCGTAGCAATGTGTAGCATGTGATGCTGCCGTCGTCTGCATTAATGATCAGCAGTCGATCACCTTCATCCGTTGAAGTTGCTTTACGAATTGCCATCTCGGATGGAGACTTCAGCAAGTGGCTGCTTAACAGAGAGATCTTGGTCGACACATAGCCGTTGACTGTGTCGCTGAATACGAACTCGGCCAGAGCTTTACCCTGGCGCTGCACAAACACTGTTGCACCGTCGACGTTGACAACCCGGATGCCAGGTCTTGCACCGTTTGATGTCTGCTCCTGGACTGCCAGATTAGATGGTGTGATCGGATCGCTCAGTGTCTGTGGTATATAGAACTCACCGCCGGTGGTAAAGATCTGGAGATTACGACCAGCGTACAGATCAATAATAGCGTTAAAGCGTCCTGTATCTAGAGTCGCCTCAAGCGCCGCGTCATCGAATGCTTCGCCGGGATCAAAGTTGAAGAAGTCAGATACTCGGCTGCCCCAGATAGTTGATGGCCGAGACGATGCCCCTCCAAAGTATAGACGCCCCTCATAGAACACAGCTGATCGAGGCCAGCCGCGACTTGCCGACCAGGTGTCTTCATATCCTGATTCAAGCTCCCAGCTGCCTGAACTGATCGCAGATGTGTCAAAGAATGGGATCTCAGTGATCGCCTTTACCTCTGTGCCAGATACATACTCGACAATGCGAGCACGACCCTGTGGGTCAGCGTTGATGTACTGGTTGACGCTGCCGCTATTAAATACAGAGGCCGACGCGGTGATTGTGACTTTGCCATCTTCCACGTCAGGCGTGATGTTTGCTGCTGGGTTTGTTGTAGACAGCGTGTAGGCAAACTTAGGGATGAAGTCAAACGCCAGATCAGACACGGTCCATGATGAATCCGACGCGCCGCGTACAATCTTCTGTGGCACCAGATCTTCTTGCACAATGATCAGCGTGTCAGCTGACTGCGCCCAACACATTGTAGGAATGACTGAAGATGTGATCTTGGTCACAGCCAAGTAATCATTGCCTGACCCATTGATGTCTGTGATCAATGCGCCATCTTTGAAGACGTACATGCGCTGATCAACAAAAAACAGCATATAGCTGTCGTTGACCGAAAATTCAAACGACACAGCTCTTACAGCGGTTCCAGCTGATGACGGCAGTGTTGCTATGTATTTTGTACCATCGCGTCTCTCAAAGCCGCCCTGTGGCTGTACGACGATGTTGTCGGCTGTCTCCATGCCGTTGTAGTACTGCTGCAGATCAATACGCGCACGCAGCTTCGGGTCCAGCTCACCTGATGTGAAGTTAGTCTGAACCTGAATAATGCGACTCATTGACGCACCGCTGTCAGCGTGTAGTCCTGGAATGCATCGACAGAGTTGTTTGCGCCATCAATATTGGCTGCGACCCGGAAGTAACCTCCGCGTCGATTTTCTCCAGGTGTTCCAAATGCTTTGCGCTCAAAGAAGTCTGCCTTAGTGATCTGATCTGTGACAGTCTCCGCCACCTCAGCTGCCATCGCATACTTCAGCAACTGCACAAAGTAAGTCGGTAATACCGATTCGTTTGGTGAGTATTGGTAGTCGACGTAGATAGTCTCTTCACTTGTCTCTAGCTTGTCGCCAAGAATCTCCCATCCATACTGGATTGGCTGGATTCCTGTTGCTCCGGAGTTGAATACAGCTCTTACGCCTGCGATACGATCGCCTGGTAAAGAATACTGATACTTCCACTCATTAGCTGGCGTGCTAGTAAGTCGAGCAAGTTGAATACCTTCCGAAAACGACGAAAGAGGCGATGCCCCTAACATGATGAGTGCGTCCGAACAGATGGACAGTTTGGTATCACCAGAAGCCATGTATCACCTCAGTAGAAAAGGCTCCCCCGGAGGGGAGCCGATTCGATTAGTCGCTGTCAGTGTTTGCTAGCGTTGTGCCGTCTGTGACGTCTACAACACCAGAAGCATTAGAAACAACGTACACCAAAGTAACAACAGCAGTAGAGCCTGTTGAAGTTACGCAGTGAATGATGTCGCCCACTTCAAGAGTGTCTGACAAGTTGTTGAAATACCCAGAGGTATTCACGTCAGCGATTGCGTCGGTGGTCTTGTATCCATACATAGATGGAGCATTACCACGCTTGGCTGCTGAGTAGGCTGTAAAGCCGGTTGCTGAATATGCCATGTTTCAAATCTCCTTATGATTCGCGGCAAGTGATAGTCACAATGCCTTCATCGTCGATTGCCACAGCACCAGCCGAGAACATTGAAGCAACCAAGAAGCTGGTCTTTTCTGCAATGTAATCAACGCGGCTTGTCTGACCCATGCCAATGCCAAGGCCAACCGCATCGCGGTGGAAAGCATAGCAAGTACGGTCGCTTGATCCGTCGATAGGCAGACCACCTTCGTCACGATCTCCAAGTGTTACCACGTTGAAGCCGAGGAAAGTGTTGATGTCGCCCTGGACCAAAGCCTTCACTGTGTTGAAATCAGAAGATGTGACTTCTGTCTCGCCAAGCAATGAGTCCAAAGAGTTTGCATGGATAACCAAGATACGACCTTCAGCAGGTACGTTATTGGCATCCAGCGCCTTCTTAGC